TCGCTCATGTGATACCGCGCCTTTTGTCCGTGGAAGGCGGCCAGCTTCCCGTCACTCCACGGCATATTCGGTAGCGAAAGCAGGGTATAGACTGCTTGATGGAGGATCGTGTCCTCAAGTTCAGAGAAAATCTCTGTCGGCATACCCTTGCTATCTCGCGTCGGCTTGAGTGCATATATAAGTTTAAGCTTATATTCTTTCGCATTGTCAGGCTGCGGTAGTACGACAAACTTGTCAGGGGTAATCTGCGTAAACACTCTCGGCTCGGAACCATCACGGTACAAATCTTCGTCCGGTACGAACTCAGGATTCTGGTTGTACACCCCGTCGTTGAAGACGAACGCGTTCATGCTGCCGGAAGGTGTCTTGCTCCAAATTTGGCTCGGGTCCAACCCACTATAAAATTCTGCCCACGCTGGATAGCATTGCATCGCTTCGTCCAGAGTCATGCGCTCCAGAGGGAAACCATTCACGCTGGCTAGGAACACCGCATGTACTTCCGACCCTGCGGGTTTCTGGTAGGGGTACTCGTGGATACCGGGCAGCAGTGGGTACGCTTTCTGTGCATGTCGCCACAAAAGACTTTCTTCACAGACACGGATAGCAGCCCTACGCACATGAGAAAGAATCGTCGGGGCTGGACACCCTTCGACGTGTTCACCAACATACCCCAGCATGTCTTGGTATTCCTTCATGGCTGATCGCTCCTACGGTTAGTCTGCTGTCTTGGCACACCGTCGCTGTCCATGGCGAATGTTGTCTGGGCAGACAGACCAAGTGACTGCTCGTACATCGTGCGGAACATACCGGCACGATTCGGATCGTAGAGCGTGTTGTTGATGGAAGCCACGGCAGCCACTGTGCCATGGACCAGTGTCGTGAAATACGCCGCAGGAATCAATTCGATTTCTTCGTCTAGTGCATAACTACGTGGCGACTGGGCATAGTCAGCAATCAGGACGATACCTTCTACGGGGGCGGGGTAGAGAAAGTACCGATTGGGGTTGCGGGGGTGGCGCATATAGTTGATGGGGGTTCCGGGGGCAGTAGCCGCCCATTCGCGGCTAGAACGCTCCATCATGCTGTGGGAAACTTCGTTCACCGAACCACCGCCCTTGATATGGAAAACCTCAATCAGACGAATTGAGTCCTGCGGCATAGCTTGAACAACAGAACCAGCTTGCGGAACTATCTCACCAAGTTTAGCGAAAAGGTCGGGCCGCAAAATGGAAGTGTGCTTGATCGTCTGGTTGACGAACAGCAACATGGTCTCGTCGATGTAGCTGTCGGGCGCTCTTAGTAGCCCAGAATCCTGCTCCAACCGGCGGACTTCATTGATAATCTCATTGGGCGTCATTCCTCACTCCTCGTAGAGTGTCCTTGACAGTCTCAGTAGCCCGGTCGAGAATCTGCTCTGATACACCCAACAGGTTGATGAACGAGTCGTAGAACAGCTTGGCTCGCCCACTGTTGATATGTTCGTCGTCAACTGACTGTGCGAGAAACACAATCCCATCGACCAACGCCGGGGCGTGCGCCCTCGGCACATGCTTATCCAAGATGTTCATCGTCTCATTCCAGTTATCCGTGGTAACGGTTTTCGGATAATCCGCCCACAGAATACTTATCAGTACACCAGCTTCTGGCGGGGGGTTGAGGTAATAAACAGTCTTGGCGTGTGGGTCCCGACAGAACTTTGTCGGAATACCGGGAGTGTCACTAGCCCATAGTCGCTTGGCTCTGGTGAACTCCTCGAAAGGAACTTCTTCCAAAGCTACAGTTGTCCCCGCCTTAGTGACACTGACTACATCCAGCATCGTGTAGACGGAAGACCCCATTAACATCCCCTGCCGGTAGTTGCCTACCTCCCCTCCGGAGACAATGTAGTCCACGAGGTTGGCGAAGATGTCAGGGCGGAGAATCAGCATCCGATAGACAATATCGTTGTAGAAACGAAGCATGTCCGTATCGGTATACCGATAAGGCGAACGGGTGTCGTTTAACAACACCCGTGCCTGCTGAATAACACCTTGCGGCGTCATCGCTTACACACCAAGTTCCTTGGCAAGTTTCTTGGTAAGTTCCTGATCTACATCAGCATTACCAGTCTGCTCTTCCGGGATATCCTTGGTCTCAAGATTCACTTTCGGCTTACGCTGCCGCTGCTTCTCGGGGACAAATCGCTCGGGGTACGCCTGCTCCTCAGTTACTTCATAGAAGTCAGGGTTTTCTTCGAGACGTTTGTCCCACGTGTAGATGCGGCCATTCAGCTTGTGCTTGAGGAAACGGTCAGCCATGTGTCACTCCTTATGCAGCAGCCACTGCAAGGCCGGTATCGCAACGCAGCCAATCAGTGCCGTTACTGAAAGCCAAGATGGGGTTACCAGCGGCACCGTCAGAGACGAATACAACCGTGTTAGTCCAATTGGCGGCGTCGGGCAAGTCCGCAACAGCAAACGCTGAGAACTTTACCGTAGTCGTTTCGAGATTATTGATCGTCTCTCGCGACTTGGTTACACCTGTATATACACCCATGATCTTTCTCCTTGTGAAAGGGGGAGGTTACCCTCCCCCGATCAAGTTACACAGTGCCGGGGACATCCCCAAGATCACCAAACGTGTCGCAGACCAGCACCCAGAAGCGGACCTTCAGGTCACCCGGGGCAACAGTAGCCAACGTAGCACGCAGATTGGTGGCGTCTGCAAAGTAGACCAGCGCGGTCGAAGCCGACCCGAAGGAACCCACAGCACCACCATCAACAGCGTTGAGGAAATGGCCGGGGGTGCCGTCGATGCCAAGGCTAACGTCCAGCGTGGCAGTACCAGCAGTCGTGATGTCGGCACCAGCAGCCAAAGCCAGCGTCTTCTCGGGAAGTTGGAGAACATCAAGCGAGTCCCCAGCAGCCAGAGCAGGCAGGCCAGCCGCAGCGCGTTCAGCCGCGATCTTGTTGAAATCCAGCGTCATCTCAATAAGCGTCACGCGGTTATTGGTCTTGGCTGGATACGAAGCAGAGTTCTTGAAGAACCCAACAGAGTCAGTGTAATGAGCCATCTTTATCTCTCCTTACGCGAAGCGGACGACAGCGGTGGACAGAGCTTCCGGCTTGGTAGCCTTGTAGCCGTACACCTGAAGACCACGGATGATGTCACCGAAGGTGGACTCCGACCGCATGGTTTCCATTTCGGTCATCTGAGAGGCAAAGGTGAAGCCCATCTTGTGACCAGCGATGATATGCACACCGCCCGTGCCGTTGACATTGGTGTCGTTGAACAGGTTGTGGCTCATGTAGAGCGTGAACCGATCAATCATGCCCATGCGGCCATTGCGCAGCACAGACTCACCGTCACCAGACAGGGAGGCATCCTTCAGTTCGGACTTCTTGATGAGGTTCGCGAAGCGAGCCGGGATAATCAAGTAGCGACCGGACTCCGGTACGTTGTTCTCGTCGAGAACCGTACCCATGTCAACAATCAGGTCAGTGACCGACACAGTACCACCAGCACCATCGCGGGTAACGACCAGCGGGGCAGCAGTAGTTCCCAGATTGAAAGCCTGAGACTGCTTGCCTGCGGTAAGACCAGCGTTGAAGGTGTCCGCGCTTGCTGCGATATTCGGCAGAACGCGGGTGTCGATCTTGATCTTCATACGCTCGGAAGCGTCCTTGGACCACTGATCCATCTTGTTGATGTCAGACTGCACCTTGTCGATGGAGTCTTCCACACAAGCGAAATACTCACCCTTGTCGATGAGCAGTTGAATCTTCGGCTTGTCCGGGTTTTCCACCGTCAGGGTTTGGCCCTTGACGTAATCACGAATGGTGATCTCCGGGGTCTGACGGATATTTACGGTATCGCCAAACGAACGGATTTCACCTTCGTATTCGGTGTTGGACACCTGAGCCAGAACGGTAGCATCGTAGAAATTCTCGATAAGCTTTCCGCTCCAAATCTCAGGAATGAAGTTGCCCGAATAGTTCGGGCGACCTTGTGAGACTGGGTAAACCATGGTCTTGCTCCTTTAATCACGCATTAGCAACAATGCGACCCTGCTGCTGTGCAGCGAAGATGTCGCGCTCAATCCGATTTCGTTCGTCCTCACGGCCTTTGTATTTCCCAGAACTGACATCCTTAAAGAACTCTCGAATATCATCCGGCGTATACGTTCGCCCTTCAGACGTAGTCGGAACGGAGGCAGACCGGGACTTACCGGGGGAAACCTGCTTCTCCAGTTCCTCTCTACTAGAAGAATTTTCGGCCTTCTGCGCCTGCCCGTGGGTGGGGTTCATCCGCTTCCAAGTCTCAAAGAACGAGACCACACGCTGCGAATTGAATTGAGACTGCGCCTGTTCCAGAAGCTCCTGACGGGTTGAGCCGTACATAGGATCATATTCAAGAAGCCAAGTATGGAAGTCCTGATTGTTGTTGATATCACGCCAATCAGGCACGGTTCGCTCAAGGTCAGTCCAAAATCGTTCCTGTGTGGTCTGGCGTTCCCGCTGTACCACGTTTTCAACCTGCGGAACGACGCTGCTCTTAAGTTCCTTGATCGTGCCTTCCAGTTCCGCAATCTTCTGGATGTACGGCAGGGTCTCCTGACGGCTCAAGCGGCGGAACAAGTCCACCGTCTCAGGTCCGTATTCTTCGATCTCTGCATCAGAAACCAGTGGCTTGGTGTTATCGGCAGTCGGCTGCGGTGCAGACTTCTGCTGCTCTTGCATGTTCGCAAGTAGCTGCTCCATCTGGTTGAGCCGCTGACCAAGCTCTCGGTTCTGTGAGAGAAGTCGCGGAACTTCCCTGTTGTACATTCCTTGCAATGTGCGGTACTTCTGTTCAAACCCTTCGCCCTCAATGGCGTCAGGGTTGACTTGCTTCTTGGGTTCAGGCGTCTCTTTTTCCTGCCCATTGGGCGGCGCTTCGCCAGCGTCGCTTGCTTGAGGTTCCTGCTTCGGCTCCGGAGGATCGACATGTTCCCCCTCCCCTTTCGGCGGGGCTTCGGGGTCAGTGTTCAATTCCTCGTACAACTTCTGCACGGCTTCACTCTGCTTACGAATCTGGTCTGGAAGTGCCATAACTAAACGCTCCTAATCGGTGTGCGTTGATTAAAGGCTGCGACTACAATCGTCGCTGTGCCACGATATCAGGGGCTTGTTTAATGAGTTTGTGCAACTCTGTCAACACTTGGGCGCGCCCCTGTTGGACACCCGTGTTGTTGAGGGCATTAGGCAGCTTTGTAAGTTCTGCCATATACCACTCCCCAAACCACCTCTCAACCTCGGGGTGGTTCTTCGCGGTAACCGCAAGAATCTTAATGATTTCGTCGGTCGGCTTAATCATATATTACTCTGCACAAGATTGCTAGAGTTCCCGCCCTTCTCCTGCCCATCATTTTCAAGGCTTTGCGGAGTTTGGCCGGTCATTTGTTCTTGCATAGCCAGCAAGCGGGAGTCGAATCTCATCCGCTCCTCACTCGGCACAATCTGATCAGCGGGCATTTGCAGGCTCTTTGCGACTTCGCGCAGGATAGCAGCCCGACCATTCTTGCCCACAATCTCTGCGTCAATCGGGTTAGCGGTCATCTGCAAGAACTCCAGTCTGCGGACGTTGACTGTCTCCTTGACCGCCAGATTCGCCGCACCACGTGCAACCACTTCAGCATCACCCTTGATTGACTCGTCCTCGTCGTAGCGCATGTTGAACGTGAACTGCTGCTGCACCACAGGCTTGATAATGTCGGCGTCGATATGGCCGATCACCTGTCGGATTCCTTTACCCGCAGCACCCATGAGCATCGAAAGGCCAGATGAGGTTCGGCCTGCACCTTGGACATCCATGTCACCATAAATATAGGCAGGGATTCCTGAGTGATCATCAGCGAGGCGGCTGAACTTTTCGTACACCCCCATGAGAACATCTGCATGACTATCTGGTTGTCCAAATCTGACTGCGGGTGCTGACGATCCCATGGGGTCGTTAAGGGTTTGCCAAATCTTCCACGGGTGCATCTGCGTGATTTCTTCGTTCGCCGGGAGTCTGTCAATGTTCACCTCCACCTGTGGGCCAGATGCAATACCCATGTTGTTGACCAGACTGCGAGCAGCAGCATTAGCCACTGACTGCACATCTTCGATGATCTCAGGGATACCCTTGCCCCAGAACGCACCGGGGACGCGAAGGAACGAAGTCTTGGCATAGGGCTTCTCGCCCAGCGGGTCATAGTTGAGAACCGCTTTGATGACATATCGTCCGATCAGCCAGACATTGGCGTCGTACTCACGGGTCGGGTCTTGAACTTCTTCGGAGGTCATGCCCCACTCAAGCAGCATGGAGCCGGGAATTTTGCCCCAGAACTCCAGCGCATCGAAGATTTCCGTCGGGCGGTTGCTAGTGTAATACTTGCTTTCCTGCTCGTCCTTCTGGAACTTGACATCCAGATTCACCCACGTTTCAGAAGACCCACGGGCAAGCAGTTCCCGGATCGCTGTTTCGTCATAGTTAGGCACCCCTATAAGGTCAGCCAACTCCATACGAGTTAGAGGATGATAATGGAACAGGTAGCCTTCTTCGGGCCGGGTAATCCCCGGCTCGGGGAAAATGTGGAACGGATCGACCCGCTCAAATTCTGGAGCCAGCCGCTCGGCGGCTTTAGCCTTAGTCTTTCCGTCCGGACCTGTTTCCCACTCCAGATGTCGCTGCCTGCGAACAACCGGGCCTTTGATGAAGGCAGCGGGGAATGTGACCAGATCGGTAATGAAGTCGTTGAACGCATGATTCCACCCACCTTGGGTGAACTGGTCCCTGATCTTGAGCGCCATGCGGTCGGCTCGGTTCTGCGCTTCGCGCATGA